TAACATTGGCGGTAAAATTTGGTTGTGTCCTTGGATGAAAACAGCACACATTGGTACTTACCATTTCCAAGGAGATATGCCAGCAGTTGCTAATTTTGTTGGAGAAATGTAATGCGTACACCTGACGGTGAAAACACGGTACATGAACCTTCAAAAGCTTGGTTAAAGGAACACAGAATGAAAACTTACGGTACAACTGGCAATTTTAAAACTTATGGTGCTTTTAGTAGCGATGATGTTGCTAAACTCGTTAAAGAAGCACCATATCATCCTGGTTATGAAGATGCTGCCGTTAAAGATATTGTTAAAGCATCACAAACGGCCACCACAGGTGGTCGTAAGTTTGATGGTGGTAAATTGCAATATGGTTTAGTACCACCAAACGCACTAAAAGCAACAGTAGAAATTCTTACTTTTGGTGCAGAAAAGTATGAACCAGATAATTGGAAAAAAGTTCCTGATGCCAAGCGTAGATACTTTGATGCTATGCAACGGCATCTTTGGGCTTGGAAATCAGGTGAACAACTTGACCAAGAAACTGGTAAGAATCACTTAGCACATGCGCTGTGCTGCTTGATGTTTTTATATGAACATGATACAATTGATTTTTTAGATAATGGAGAAGTAAAATGAAGCTTTCAACCGAAACACTTAATGTATTGAAAAACTTTGCCTCAATTAACCAAGGCATTCAATTCAAAAAAGGTAAACAACTTAAAACTATGTCTGGCGGCAAGTCAGTCCTGGCAAAAGCCGGAATTAAAGATGAAGTTCCGGAAGATTTTTGTATCTATGATTTGAACCAATTCTTATCAGTAAATTCTTTATTTAAAGATTCTGCTGAATTGGACTTTGATGATGCGAATGTTATTTTCAAATCTGGTCGTAAAAAAATGGCTTATCGTAAAACTGATAAATCAATGATTACAGTTCCACCAGAAAAAGATTTAAACATTGTTGATCCAGAATGTTCATTTACTTTAAATGAAGAAGATTATAAGTGGATTTCGGATACTGCCAAAGTACTTTCTTCACCACATATTGCCATTCAATCCGATGGCACCAAAGCTGAGTTAATTACTTTTGATGCTGATGATGATTCGGCACACACAAATTCCATTGAGATTTCTGAAGGTAGATGGCCAAATGGAAAACCATTTAAAATTGTTTTTAGTTCAGCAAATATTAAAATGATTCCTGGTCATTATGAAGTTCAGGTTTCGTTTAAAGGTATTAGTCATTTCAAAAACACCAAAGATGATATTGAGTATTGGGTTGCATCTGAAGCAAAATACAGTAAAGTATAATTGAGTAGTAAATTTATCATGGGAGTATTGAATGAATCATCTATTATGGGTCGAGAAGTATCGGCCATCCAAAGTGGAAGATTGTATCCTACCGGATGCAATCAAATCCACATTCTTAGAGTATGTCGCTAGAAAAGAAATACCAAATTTATTATTATCGGGTTCGGCTGGTGTTGGCAAAACTACAATCGCAAAAGCACTCTGTGAGGAGATTGGTTGCGACTATATTGTTATCAATGGCTCCGATGAATCTGGTATTGATGTCTTGCGTACTAAAATTAAAAACTATGCTTCATCAGTTTCTCTTTCGGGTGGAAGAAAGGTCGTCATCATTGATGAAGCAGACTATCTTAATCCTAATTCAACTCAACCAGCGATGCGTGGTGCAATTGAGGAGTTTTCTTCAAACTGTTCATTCATATTCACCTGTAATTTCAAAAATCGTATCATTGACCCAATCCACTCTCGTTGCTCTGTCATTGATTTTAAAATCAACGGTTCTAAACAAGCAATGGCTGCACAATTCTTTAAAAGAGTTGAGTGGATTCTTGAACAAGAAGGTATCACATATTCGAAAGATGCCGTTGCCGCAGTTATTACAAAACACTTTCCGGACAATCGTAGGGTTCTTAATGAGCTGCAACGTTATGCCGTTTCTGGAAATATCGATGCTGGTATTGTTGCCTCTGTTGCTGATGTACAACTTGGGCCTTTGGTGGCAGCGTTAAAAGATAAAGACTTTGCTTCTGTTCGTAAGTGGGTCACCAACAATCTTGATAATGACCCCGTAAAGATTTATCGTAAACTCTATGATGGTTTATACGAAGTTCTTAAAGCCAATTCGGTTCCGCAATTGGTCCTACACCTATCTAAATATCAATATCAATCAGCATTCGTGGCCGACCATGAAATTAATATGGTTGCCTGTTTGACTGAAATTATGGTGGACTGTGAATTTAAATGATTATAACAGAAAGAAAAAACGATGTCGATGAATTTCTTTACGCACCTATTTATTTTTTAACCGGTGATTTAGAAACTGCAAAGTTTTATAGCAATCTGGCATCTGCTACCGCCAAGTTTGGAACATATTTAGAAAAACAAATTAGGGAATCTGTTTCAATTCCTATTATTGATTATTCTGAAATTAATACAGTAACCAAAAAGTCTTTATTATCCAAACAAAATATTGATGGTGTTGTTCCAGATTTTATTATTGTTGAACCTGAAACCAAAACAATTCATGTTTGTGAAGTAAAATCAAATATGTTTAATATGGATTCCAAACAATGTCAAACTGAAAATAATACTGGTTTAAAAATGTTAAATCATTTTAATATTAATTTTTTGAATTTCACTACAAAAATTTATCTTGTTAATTTTTTTGGGTTTCAACCCTCAAAAAGAGGTAAACATATTATTCCGTTAACTAATAATTTTAACCATATTAATGGAAAAGACTTTGCGGAAATAATTGATATGGACTACCAATCTTTATTAAATAAATTAAAAAACAATAGAGATATAAACAAAAATTTTATCGAATCTTATAAATCTAAAACTATCGAGGTAACAAATTTATGATTACATTAATTGGGCATGGTTATGTTGGCCAACACATTCAAAAAGAATTAGAAAAACAAAAACTTGAACGAGGATTTGATTATGAGTGGATTTCTCACACAGATGAAATTCCATTCGACACAACAGTTATTATTAATGCCGCTGGTTATACTGGATTTCCTAATGTTGATACCTGTGAAATTAAAAAACAAGAATGTATTGATGGTAATGTAATTTGGCCTTTAAAATTAGAATTGAATAATCGTCATACTTCTATTGTACACATCAGTAGTGGTTGTGTATATACAGGTTATAAAGATGGTGGTTGGACTGAAGAAGATCCACCGAATTTTGATTTCAATAATGGGTCATTTTATAGTGGCTCAAAAGCACTTGCTCAAGAACTATTAATGCCATACATGAATAAATCTTATCTGTTGCGTATTCGTTTGCCTTTTGGTGACGAACACAATCCTAAAAACTATCTAACAAAATTGGTTAAGTATGACAAATTAATTGACTTTGAAAACAGTTTAAGTTATATTAATGATGTCGCTGCTACAGCAGTATTCTTTGCCATAAATTTACCTAAACCAGGAATTTATAATGTTGGTAATGCTGGCACCAAAACCACTAGAGAATGTTCAGACGCTATGGGTCTGAATAAAGAATGGTTTACAGAAGAAGAATTCACTGCAGCCACAAACGCACCACGGTCTAATTGTAATATGAATGTTGATAAATTAAATAAAGTATTTCCAATCCAGCACGTTGATGATGCTTTAGCCAATGCTGTTCGGAATTTGACAAATGCCTGATTTATTTAAAGAAATTATCCCGTCAATACTACAAACTAAAAAGAATCCTTTTAAGGACGAACTAGACTATAAAGACTATGTTCCGTTTGTGGTTAACCGTGCCTTGTCGTTCCACCAAGACTGTGTACTGTATTCCAATGAGTTAAACCTCAATCCTGGCATGGATAAAGATATGCAGTATCAGTTTTATCTAAATACAATAAGGTCGATGAAAAGGAAATTTCAACCTTGGCAGAAAACATCGACTGATAAAAATATAGAGGCCGTTAAAACATACTTTGGTTACTCCAATGAGAAAGCTAAAGAAGCTTTGCGTATTCTTACTGAAGAACAAATCGCTGAAATAATAATAAAAACAGATAAAGGCGGAGTGAACAAGTAATGATTTCAATTATTGATTTAGTTGAAGTTACACTAAGTGAAAAAGATGATTTCTTAAAAGTTCGTGAAACATTAACACGCATTGGTGTTGCTTCCAAAAAAGACAGAATACTTTACCAATCTTGCCATATTCTACATAAGCAAGGTAAGTATTACATCGTACATTTCAAAGAACTATTTGCTTTGGATGGTAAACCAACTGACATTTCTGAAAATGACTTATCTCGTAGGAATGCCATTGCTAAACTATTATCCGATTGGGGACTGGTAAAGATTGTTAATACCAAACAGATTGAGGAACCACCTCCTATCTTCCTATCACAGATTAAGATACTTTCCCACAAAGAAAAAGACGATTGGGAATTGACACCCAAATATAATATTGGTAAAAAACCAGGTGCTTATTGACAAACTAGTATAAATACTAGTATACTTATGGTGTGGTGCTCATCTGAGGCCACAGTTTTATTGACTAACTCGCTTGAATTTAAGGAGAAACACATGACAAGCACAAATCTATTATTCCCACAATGGGCTACACTATCCAAATCTTTGGATCCTTTCTCAGTTGGATTTGATGACGTATTGAACCAAATCCGTGAAGTGTCCGAAACAGTAGCCAAAGCATCACCCTCTTATCCTCCATACAATATCAAACAAGTAAAAGACAACAAGTATGTCATTGAAATGGCAGTTGCTGGCTTTGCTAAAACTGATATTGAAGTTACCTTAGAAGGTAATAAGTTGGTAATCAAAGGTTCTACAATTGATAGTTCCGATGATAAAGATAACTATATCTACAAAGGTATTGCTAATCGTAATTTCAATCGTGCTTTTACTCTTGCCGATAAGGTAGAGATTAAGGATGCCGAAATTACAAATGGTATGCTTAAAGTTTGGTTAGAGAATATGGTAAAGGTTCAAGATGCGGTAAAGAAAATTACTGTAAAATCGAAAGATGAGTAATTGGTGGCCTGTATCCGATGAGGAATGGGAACAATTGAACTACCCAAACGGTAAATAATAAAAAGAGGCCTTGACTGGCCTCTTTCTTTGAGTTATAATTATATCATGAAAAACTGGAACAAAACTAAACCCTCTCGACCCGGTTATATTGCCACTACAACTGGCGGTAAAGCCGTTCTCAAAAAAGTTCGTTCAAAAACGAATCAAGA